AGACAAAGATCAGTAGAAGGACGTAGAGACATCTTCGCTCAAGGTCTTGCTGGCATGATGAGCAATTTCTAAGTACTCTAGAATATATAGGTTATAACTATGGCTGTTGATACAACTTACGATTCAGACGATTATTTTGATCTGGATAAGTACAGACAGGCAGCTGGTGTAGCCTACGAATTTTCCAAAAAGAAAATGGAGACCGCTGGTGAACAAGAAAGAGAAACAATCGGTAAAGGTGGTCAAGAGACTAGAGAAACCGACAGGCAACAGCAAAGGTTTAGGGAAAGGGACGAAGAAAGAGATCGTAAACAAGCCCAATCAGCTTATAAATATTGATCTATTCAATTCATGGGTAGATAATCTAGACTCCTCTACACAGGAGTCTTTTTGCTCTTTTGCAGCAGATAATTATTCTGTAATTGAAGTTTATCTATATGCACGTTTCTTAGGCTATGAAGGTACGATAACTGCTTGTGATCTATGGATAAAAGATAATTATGTAAAGCCAGATCATAGGAAGAAGTTATTGTATGAGATTGATGAGATGCAAGAAGATATTAGAAAGTTAAGAGAAGATATTGAGAATGGTGCAGTAAAAAGAGATGCTGGTGTTGGTCGTATTGCCCAGATGCAGAAAGAACTTAGAAGCACCATATCAGAGATAGAAACATTTACTAATACCAAAGATAGGAAGGGTTTATTGATGGCGGGTGCAGATAGAGCTATTCGTGAATTAATGTTTATATTTAAAGATGATCCAATCGAAACTCCTTTGGAAGAGGCAACTATGAGTGTCTGGGCAAGAATGCAATTACAGGAATAGTTCAGTTAAAATAAAGAGAAATGAATAAATAAGATTGGTGCGTAATGGCTAAGAAAAAAATGCCACCTCAGCTTCTTGAGTACTTTAAAAATAAGAACGAGAAAAAGGAAGATGGCTCTAAGATGAGCGATAAGGAGAAGAGAACTGCAGCTCTAGATAAGGCAAGAAAAGCTAAGAAAGCCGCTAAGACTTATAAAGATAAGAAAGGATCAGAGAAGCCAAAAGAAGAGAAATAAGGTAATATTTAGTAGTAGCTTAAGTATTAATAAGTGCCTTCATATCAGCACCTAGCATATCGTCGTAATGCGAAAGCTGCGGCTAGAAAACAACAGATTAAGAAACCAAAGAATCTTGAATTAATACAGCAAGCTAAGGAAGATTTTGGATTCTTTTGTGAATATGTAGCAGATAAACCACCGGCGTATCATCATAAAACCTGGCATCAACATTTCATAACTAACGAAGATAGTACTTGTTTAATAAAAATAGCTGGGCCTAATGTAGATCTATTAGCTCCTAGAGGGTCTGCTAAATCGACTGTACTAGGTCTTTTAACTGCGTGGGCTATTGGTATTCATACAGAGGCTAAACGACCCTTACAAGTTCTATACCTTTCATATACAGTTGATATTGCCAGATCTAAATCTGCAACTATAAAAAGAATTATAGAAAGTAAAAGATATCAGGAAGTATTTCCAAAAGTAAGACTACTTAAGAATGTAACCAGTAATGAATATTGGTCGATAGATCATAAGTTTGCAGGGATAGATACAACAGGTGAAGAACAATTTACATTATGTGCAGCTGGATTGAAAGGTTCAGTTACATCTAAGCGTTCTCATTTGGTCATGATTGATGACGCTATAAAATCTTCTGCTGATATTGCTAATCCAGATATTAGAAAGCAGATGCAAGAAAACTGGAACGCAGTTATAGCTCCTACTATGTTTGAAGGAGCAAGAGCTATCTGTCTGGGAACTAGATTTAGACATGATGATATTCATGCAACTACATTCAATGAACAGAATAACTGGACTCAAATTGTTTTATCCGCTATCCAAAACGATACTAAAACTGGAGAAGAAGAATCATATTGGCCGGAGATGTGGTCTTTGGAATATCTGAAAGAGAAAAAGAAACAAGCACCTATTGCTTTCTCTTTCCAATACATGAATCAGATTGTTAGACAGAATGAATTATCATTAGCACCTGAACTTATTGTTAAAGCTGAGATAGCAACCGAGTTTGATACTCTTGGTATAGGTGTTGACTTGTCAGCTGGTACTAGAGAAAAGAATGACTACACAGTTATGGTATTGGGAGGAAGAATAGAAGATCGGATTCATATAATTGATTATCGAAGAATAAGAGTTATGGGTAATTTAGAAAAACTAGATGCTCTAAAAGAATTACTAAACGATTGGTCAATCATAGGACAAGATGCAAATGGTAATTATTTTCCAACTTATTCAACTTGTGATATATGGTCTGAAGCAGTTCAATATCAGGCATCACTGGAAGCAGACTTCAAACGAGTGTGTCAAACTAATGGTGGTTTATATAATTTGATTTGGCATCCAGTTAAAGGATTCAGAGCAGATAAGTTAGCTAGATTTAGAGGAATCATGGGTATGTTTGAAGATAGAAAAATAGTATTTAATAGATTTAGAAACTTTACTCATATGTTTGAAGAACTTACTAATTTTGGGGTAAGTGGACATGATGATTGTGTTGATGCTTTAGTTTGGCTTGTAAATGGATTAGCCCGTAAAGGTCAACTTCATTTAGACTTTTAATATTGAATAATTGAAGTAATGTCATTAGATAAACTTTTTCAAGGCACTACTCTCCCTGGACAACCTATGGCAGGTAAATATATGACACCACAACAACCTATGTCGATGGGGTCAACTTTAGGTTTAGGAGGTCTAGCAGGTAGAGGTGTAAAAGGAATGTATATTATGGACTTATTTAGAACAGCACCATTCGCCGATGGAACTTTAGATGAAGCACGTCGGTTAGGACTATTAAAGGGTTTAGAATAAAGAAAAAGGGTACAATCGTGGGACCTGAGTATATTGCCGTTATTTTCAGTGCTGTAATATCCTCCTTAACTGGGGGGAGTTGGGTAGCTGGTAAAGTTTTGGAAAGGCATCGTGAAAGATTAAAGGATGCTATACAAAGAGTAGAGAACCAAAGATTACGTATTAATGCTTTGGAAGAACATGTAAACCGTATGCCATTGGAGTATGTTTTAAAAGTGGATTTCGTTAGAGAGCTACAAGAAATGAATGATCATTTCAGAGCAATCCATAATAAGCTTGATAAACTAGTAGAAAAGCTTATAGACAAATGAGTTATGTTTTAGAAGTAAGAGAAACCGATGGTGAATTGTCGTTAAATTTACCAGAAGAGATACATGCTGAATTAGGTTGGATTGATGGAGATTTAATTGAATGGAATGTAAAAGGACCTGGATTACTTTTAAATAGATTAAATGAACCTTTTGAAGTAGAAATAAACGAAGAGTAGAATATAAAAAATAGTCACAGGAAGAGAACAATGTTTTACAGTGGAATGATGGGAGCGATGGGAGGAGGACTAGGTAATGCAGGTGCTCTTTTAGGTGGAACGGCAGGTCAAGATGTTGCGGGTTTATTTAAAAAAAGAATGCAAGAGGGACAAGCAGCAGCCCCAATGCCCGGAATGGGAGCTACTCCTGGAGCTTTTCTAGGCAATCAGATAGGAAATGTAGCTGGTATCAGTTTTGATATAAACGAAAGTGCAAAGAATAGAAAGATGAGAGGAATGAGAAAACTAAGTGAGACAGGAGTAGGTGGAGAAAAGGATGCAGCAATAGAAATGATAAAAAAAATGGGAGGACCTCAGTTACCTATAGCTATGGGTGGTGGAGTATTTCCAATAGGAAACATGGGGGGAATGATCGGAGGAATGATAGGTAGAGGCGTAGTTAATTAGATAGCAATGGCTCAAGATGATTCCAAATACACCAAACCCGGATTACGTGAACGGATCAAAGACCGTATCATGGCCGGAAGTAAGGGAGGAAAACCCGGACAATGGAGTGCAAGAAAGGCTCAAATGGTTGCAGCTGCATATAAGAAAGCAGGTGGAGGATATAAAGGTGGGAAAGGTAAGAAACAAAAAGCTTTGAAGAAATGGGGTAAAGAAAAGTGGATGACGAAGGATGAATATGAAAAGCGTAAAAAAGCAAAGAGTGCCGCTAAACGGTATAAAGATTCCAAAAAGTAATCATGGAGATTCCCTCAAAAATAAAAGCTTTACCAGCTCAATTAAGAAAGTCAGCTAAGTTACATGCTGGACAAGCAGATTTAGTACAAGGTTTTCTTGATGACTTTATTAAAAAAATGAAGAAGTAAAATGGCCGACAAAGCGATACAGAAAGGATATACAAAACGTTATCTACCTGAGAGTGCTTGGGCAAAGCTTTCTAAGGAAGAGAGAGAAGAGACTGATCAAAAGAAACGAGCTGGGAGTAGAAAAGGTAAACAATTTGTAAAAAATACTAAAACGGCAGCAAAGGCTGGCAAAGCGGCTAGAGCTGCTAAAATGTATAAAGGTAAGCGTAAGAAATAGTAATGGGTGTTGCATCTGATCCAAA